GCTATCTGCTGTATCAACAAATATATTTTTTTGCAAGTTTCCAATTGCTAAATAAATCAATTTTAATTTTGCGGCCTGAGTTCCGGCCAATGCTCTTAAAAAGACTTTCCCAAATAATGATATACTAGACGAGTATTGAGTTTCTAAGTCGCTCAAAATTCCAGTATGCAATTGTTTTAATGTAGGTATTGTTATCATATTTATATTAAAAAGTCATCATTAAAATCTAAAATAAAGAAATCCCCATCTAAAGATTTTCTAAAATTGATTTCTGTTATTTGTTGTTGATTGTTTAATTCTACTCGTATTCTTACTTTTATTTTATCAGTTGCAACTATTTCTACTGATACCGTTACTATGCCTCCTAAATCCTTAAAAAATTCTAAGTCTTTTTTGATTGCATTTTCAATTAATACTCGTCCTGAACTTGTTAATGGCGTTGTATTTATAGTCCTTTCGGTCAATGAATTAAATTGTTGACTCGGATTATTAAACATTAATAATGAATTACCCCAATAATCAAATGATTCAATTTGAACTGATGTATTATCTGTACTTGCTTCGACATTACCTCCAAACATTCCTAAATAAATCATGTTTTCAATATTGTAAACAACAGCTAAGTCATTTCCTACTTGCTGAACATCTCCGCCATTTAGCGTTTCTATGACTGATAAATCAAACATTTTATTTAGCGTTCATTGTTGATGTTATTTTTGGAGATATTGAATTTGCACTTTGAGTGGACACTACTTTGCCATTACTTTCAACTGTGGTTCCTGGTAATGCATTATTTACTACTATATTATTAGTCATGGCATTTGCAGTTGCTTGTGATTGAGCTTGTTTTGGATTAATCCAATCATATTGTCCGACTTCTTGAGATGTTCCTATCCCTCCAACAAATGACTTAGTATCCATACTGTTAGCGAATTTTTGACCGTAATCTTTTTGAAATCCTCCGTTCATGAAGTTTTTTAACTGACTAGCCCTATTGCCTATTGACGCTATCGCTTCAACTCCTTTTTGTCTTTCTTCTGGATCAACAGATGCAAGTTGCATTTTAGCTGCTATAATACTAGACTGTACTCCAATAGCCGCTTTTCCAATAGCCATTCGCTCAGCATCTTTTAATGTTTTTCCTAATTCTAAATAACTATCTCTTAATTCAATTACACTAAATGCCTCTTGTCTTAATTGTTCTTTTCGCTCGAATGCTTTATTTAATGGTTCGTCAAATATTTCAATTGCCTTATTAACTCCATAAACAGCTAAAGCCAAAGCTCCTAATGCAATTATTAATGCGCCGATTGGGTTTGCTGCCATTGTTGCATTTAAAGATTCTTGAGCAATAGACCACGCTGCCGTAGCCATTGTAATTCCTTGAGTAGATGCAACATATTTTACCATGTCGTAAATGTAAAACGCTGTCGCAACGGCTCTAGATGCTATCATTGCTCCTTTTAAAACTATGTTAGCAATTTTCCATGCTGCCATAAATCCTAAAAATCCTACTCCTACTGTAATAATAGTCTCTAAATTATCAGTCAATAAACCTATTATTTTTTTAGCAACGTTTAGCCCTTTACTAGCCTTATCGCTGCTAGTCAACATATTAATCCAACGATTTTTTAACTCGTCTAATTTATTTGATAATGTGTTTGAATTGATATTAGCAGCTATTTCAGCTTCTCCTAATCTACCCAAAGCTTTATGATTATCCATTACTGATTTAGTGTATTCTTTATACGTATCTAAATTATTAAGTAATATTTTACCTGTTCCTAAATTAATTAATCCGAATGTTTTAGTTACAAAAGCATCTTTTTCTTTAGCTGTTTTTAATTTATCAAATTTAAATTTAGCTTCTTCTAAAGCATCATTTATATTAAATAATCCTGATTTATAACCAAATCCCGCTTTTTGCAATTGAACCAATGTTCCCTTTAATTGCGTCCCTGCTTCTGATCCAAACACTGAAAATTTACCTAATGTTTCAACTAATCCAACAGACTGCTCTAGAGACACGTTAGCACTTGCAGCTACCGAACCAAACATTGTAAATGCTTCTGCTGTTTGTGTAATACTAGCTGCTCCTACTGCTTGACCTGCCGCTAATACATTTATAGTCCTTTCAGCCTCCATTGCGCCAAAACTAAATTGATTCATTATACCAACTAAGTTTTCAGCACTTACTCCTAATTCATCTCCACTAGCCTTTGATAATGTTATGGCCGCTTTAGAAACAGCACTTAATCCTTCTGATGTTTCTGCAAATTTAGAATTAAGTCCAGCTATTTTCTCAAAAGATTGAGCAACATCTATACTGCTTTTTTTAGTTTCAGTTGCAACGTTATTTATTGCTTTTTGGAATTTTGAAAAATCCTGATTAGATAAATCACTTACAATTGTTCTGAATTTCTGAATAGCATTCTCATAATCCATTATGGCCTTTGTAGAAAATGCAGCAGTTCCAATAGCAGCTCCAACTAATGCGGCAGAACCAGCCATTTGAGCCATTTGTTTTGTTGCATCGCTTAATCCAGGTGTTAATTTTCTAAACATCCTTTCTGACTTCGCACTTACAACATCTAATTTATTTCCAAATGATGCGTTTGCTCGTTCCATAGCCTTTACTGGTGCCGAAAATTTATCGACAGCCGTGTATATTGTAGGTATGGTAAAAGTTGACATTATTTTTTCTTACTTGGATTTAATTCTTTTAACATTTTCTGTACGGCATCAAACCAATACTCGATTCCATTATAATCTACATTATCAATAAAAAGGCTACCAATTTGATTAGGTAGCCATTTTAATTCTAGTACTATTTGTTTGATCATTACATCTAACTCATTTTCACTTATAGAAAAAAAATCGCTACTGAACTTGCTACGCTGTAATCTTCTGTATCTAATTTAGATACTACCTCTTTTGCTTGTCCGCTTAGTGCTGCGATGGTTGCTAAAATACGGCCATCTCCAGTTGACACTCCATTCATATACTTTTGGATTGTTGCAACATCTATACGTGCCTTATAATCTAAGGTCTTAAATTGCTTTTCTGCTCCAACTGGAAAATCTAATGTTTGAGTAAAGCTAAAATCTTCATTTAAAACTAAACATCCCTCACTAATAGCATCCGCTAATCCTTCAATCGCATCTTTATATGCAACTCTTTTCTTTTCTTTAACTTTTTTGAAGTCTAACCATTTGTTAACCTCATCAATTGCTAATTCTTTGCTAATCGCTGTCATATTAAATAATTTTCTTTAATTCGCCACCGCCTGAAATTTTCAATGGAATTGTTGATTGGTTTCCGTTTCCTGGAACATCTCCTACTGGAGCGCCTTTACCTTGCCAAACAGTTCCGTTAATTGATGTGAATGTCCATGTTGCTTCTTCTGCGCTTTTTGACAATGCTGCTACCGTAGCTAATTCATTAGTAACATTCATATCCCATGCAATTGGAGATTCAAAAGACCATCTAACTTGATTAAGTTGCCTGATATTTCTACCACCACCATCTACCATATTAGCGTCATCAGAACCTCTAAATCCTCCTGGATCAAAAGTAGAATCTTCTGCTGCTTTTGGATAAAATACACCGCTTCCTAATGTCGGATGGTTGTATGTAACTTCTATAATATCTCCACCTACCATGTGTCTATTTTTTATTTTTTATTATTAAACTAAAGTACCAAAATTAAATCCTGCCTCAGCTGTTGTTGAGCTAATACGAGCAAATCCACTACGCTTATATTTGAAATAAGTCTCTAATCTGTCTGGATTACTTGTACTTAATCCAACTTGGATTGAATTTTGCATAAATGCCGCATCAACTGTTAAAGCTCTTTGCACTAAATCTGTTGCATAATTATTTAAAACCGCTTTCCATTGTTTTGGCTTAATCACATTTCCAACTGTTACAGTATCAGAATCAGATGCGATAACATGGTCAACAACATTAATTTGCTCTAATAAATAATAACCATAACGAACATTTAAATCAATCATAATGTTACGGCAATATCTGAATTGTGGAGGTGTTTCTCCTAATTTATGATATGTTGTAACGAAATCTTGAACTACATAAGAACCACCAACTAAATCAACTGTAGAACAGCCTTTTTTTACTATGGAATTTCTTGTTGCATAATCTGACATTGAACCAATTGAAGTAGGCGTAGGCATATCTGGATAAGATTTACCTGCAACATCTAAATGTGGTGTATTTTGAGATACTAAAGAATATAAAACAGTCATATTTGCTGCTGCCTCCATTGGCATCCCTGCTGATAACGGAGCTGGTGCAATTGCAATAGTTAAATCATCTAATCGTGTATCTGTAATAATTGACGGATCATCAGAAACAGAACCAGTAATTGCAATAAACGGCTTCATTACAATTCCCACAAAACGACCAGTTGGATTAATTGCGTCTGGTCTGCCATTAAATTGCTCTAATGCAGTCATAATGCTTGAAACCGTACCATATCCATTTACAACAATTGTATTCCAATTTGAACCAAACGAAGTTAATGCACTTGCAATAGATGGTGTTCCGCTTCCTGGAGTAACTGTTGCAACAGTATAAGTAATTCCTAAGCTATTGCCATTTGTATTAACTGAAACTGTTAAATCATTTGAAGTTAATCCTTTCCATTTTGCAGTTAAATTAACTGTATAGTCATCATCAGTTGCAACAAATGGACATCCTAAAATGTTATTTAAAGCGTCAGTGATTTTTCCAGTAATGACCGGTTCTGAATCCCCGATGTTAATATTTATGTCGTAAAATTCGCCATCTAACCCAGAACGACCAGCTACATAAATAGTGTGTGTTCCACTTGATGTTGCAGTTCCTTCTGGCTCAATAGTCATAACTTTTTCTACTGCTCCAGGTGCTTTTGCTTGAGGATAAACTATTACTGGAATACCAGCAACTCCGCCGCCATTTACTGGCAATAAAATACGTGCAATGTTATAAATCGGAGAACCATATCCATAACGAGAACCCGCAATTTGAGCAGATGTAATTTCGTATGGAGTAGTATCTAAAGTTGCTTGATTAGCTTCATTTGCTTCTGCTAATACTGCAATTCTTTGTGGTAAATTTGGTGTTACAGTTGCAAAGTTTCCAGTTGTTAACTTATAACCAACTACTCTGGAAATATAGGAATCTAATACAGCGTCTGAAATCATTTTGAAGTTTTTTTTGTAAAAATAGTTTTGAATTAAAAAAAATATTATATTTGTACGGTATAAACGTACTAAAAAATGAAAATAAGTATAATTATAATTTGCATAACGGCTTGGTATATGTGGCGTGGCTTGTGTTGCGCCTGCGGCAAGACATGACATATATACCGTGTTATCGGCTTTTAATTTTATTAATCAATTAAATATCAAAATAATATGAATACTTACAAAAAATATTGCCCTAATGTATTTGTGGCACAATGTGAAGAAAAACACGAAAAAGGTGATACTATTATAGTTGAAACCAAGTACGGAAAAGAAAATGAATGTATAGTTCATAATTTTGTTGGCTATACTGGTGCAAAAGAAAACCCAATGTTTTGCTATTCGATTACTCGTGCCGATGGTTACAATAACCAAGAAAGAGCAAGAAATAAAGTTGAAAAGTTAAATAATTGGGCTGACAATGCCGATAAAAAAGGCGATGAATGGAGAGAAAAAAGCAACGAAGGAAAAGACTTTTTAGCACTTGCAGAACCAATAAAAGTAGGACACCATAGCGAAAAAAGACACCGTGCATTGATTGAGCGAAATTGGAATAGAATGAGTAATGCAATGGAAGCCTTTAAAAAGGCTGATGCGTACAGAGAAAGAACAGCATATTGGGAAAGTATGGCAAATAAAATTGATTTGTCTATGCCTGAAAGTTTAGAGTTTTTCGAGATACAACTCGAAGAGGCGATACAATATCACCAGTTTTTAAAAGACAATCCGTCCGAGCGACCTCATGAAATGTCATTGTCATACGCAAATAAAAAAGTAAAAGACTTAAAATCGAAGCACGAAACTGCGGTGAAGCTCTGGGCTTAATTGCCGATAACGTTTTGCGTGTATGAGCAGTGGCACTTATACAACGCTTGAACTTGACCACAAAACTTCCTGTGCCATTGCTTATACACGCTGTTATACGCTGGCACGGTTGATTAAACGATAAACTTGAATTGAAACACAAAACAAAATTTTTGTTAAAATGAGCGGGGGCAAAAAAGAAATATTATTAGGGGATTGTTTGGAACTTATGAAGGATATTCCAAATGGAAGTATTGATATGATACTTTGTGATTTACCTTATGGAACAACACAAAACAAATGGGATGTAATTATCCCACTTGACAAACTTTGGGAAGAATACGAAAGAATTATTAAGGATAACGGAATGATATGTTTAACAAGTGCTGAACCATTTACAAGCACTTTAATTACTTCAAATAAGAAGTTGTTTAAATACGATTTGATTTGGGATAAAAAACTTTCAAGTGGATTTCTAAACGCTAAACGTATGCCATTAAGAAGGCACGAACAAATACTTTGCTTTTACAAAAAATTACCTATTTATAATCCTGAAATGGTTACAAGAGGTAAAGTTAGAAAGAAAGGAATAACTACTGAAACAGGAAAACACACAAGTAATTACGGCAAGTTTGAAAATAGTGTAGTTGAAAATAATGAGTATTATCCAACTTCAATTATAGAAGTAAGCAATGCTAACCGAAAGGATAAACTACACCCAACTGAAAAACCGATTGAATTATTTGAATACCTAATAAAAACCTATACCAATGAAGGGGATTTAGTTTTAGATAATTGTGCTGGAAGTGGAACAACTGCAATTGCTTGTTTGAATACGAACCGACAATTTATAGTAATGGAAAAAGAACAAAAGTATTACGATATTATTTTAAAGAGGGTGGCAGATTTTAATAAAAATTTTGAACCGCAAACTGAATTAGATGCACAAACTGAGCATTGCATATAGCCCGTGTTATCCGGTCGTTTTAATGCCGCATAACGTTTTGCGGCTTTGTGTCTGTTTGCCCCTTGCACAAGGCTTCAAGTTTACCACAAATGT